CGATTACTAAAAGTGTTAAAACAGGTGATGGCCAATTCATGGTACAGGGGCTACTCTCGAATAAAAACCTTGAAGTCGGTTTTTATGCACGAGAAATAGGGCTCATGGCCAAAGCTGGTGAAAATGGACAAGAGGTGCTTTTCTCCTACACAAATGGGGGCAACTACGTTGACTACATCCCGGATAAGAATACGCCAATGGATAGCTACACATTTACGATTACTACTGTGGTTGGCAATGCGGAAAAGGTGCAAGCAATCATTTCCGATAATGGGGTAGCCTCTGTGCATGATTTGGAAGCACATAACTCCGATGAACAAGCACACGGAAATCTATTTAGTTCCATTATCAACAAAGTCAAAAATATGATTACGTCAACAGATGATGATGACAAACAAGACAAGGCACCTTCCTTGTCATTGGTAAAATCATTGCTTTCCAAATTTACCATCAAAAATTCAAAAGATGTAGTCAAAGCAATAATTGCAGAGACTTTGGCAAGTGCGGGTGTAAGATATGATTTTAGCAATACAAGTGCATGGTATATATGTCTAGGGGTACTATTTGGCGGTTTAATTATCCAAGGGGGAAACGATAACGATTCACAGGCTTATTACGATATAGGAAGTCAACAAAGGCAAGAGCAGTTTACATTCCCCATTGCTTTTAAAACTAAACCTTTATATGTGCATCCGTATGCGATTAATAAAGTAGAAATGAGACATTTAGCACGTATAGGATTTAGCGAAAGCCAGATTACAACTACTGGATTTTATGCTGTAATCAGTGAGAACAGTAATGATATAGAACAAATCAAAATGAGATACATTGCTATAGGCATTTAAAAGCCAATTATATACCATTCAATAATCGAGTCAGCTTTCAACATTGTTTGATAACTGGAGTGTACTTCATATCGCATATCCGTATTTGAAATCCTTCTTGTAATACAACTTGCTCCGGAGTTACCCCAAAATATAGAAGTATCACTAGCAATGATCACAAATGTATGAAATAAATGGTTGTTTGTGAATGTTATAGGAAATATAACTTTATTTGTTGTTGTTTCTAAATTGTTAATATCTGATTGCTTTTGCTCGCCAGCCTTTTGTTTTCCCCCTTGGTGATTAAATACCAACAGCAATCCAACAACCATTATTACGAGACTTAGGATAGTTAGTGTTATTGCTACCACTTACCATTTTAAACGTGCTCGCCGTGATCGCCTTTGGTCTAATCATCATCTCATGCCATGGAGTTGGCTCATCTAGCATCATAGGAAGTACTGCCAGTACTTCGTTAAAACGAATAGGAAATGTTATAGATGCAATTTCAGGGACAAATTTTCCCCCTTGGTCATTTAAGCATTTCAATAGCCTTGCGTAATTGTCTAAGTGATTTGTGAGTATATACACCTTCAGTAACATTAGATGATGCATGACCTAACAATAATCGTTTAGCATTGTAGTTAGCACCTACATCATCTAATCTAGTAGCGAATGAATGACGGCAATCATGGGGCGTGTGTTTAGCATTAATAGTATTCATGGCTAATTTAAAGGAGTGCGAAAGAGAAACATAATTACGTTCTTCTACGATCCATTTGTTAGGTAATCGAGATTCAATAAATGGCCATATTCGATGATGAATAGGAATGATGCGGATGCCTGCTTTCGTCTTACTGGAAGTAACTTTCAAATACCGCTGTTTGCGATTGATGTCGGTTGATTTTAAATTTATTAACTCTGAGGCACGTAGGCCAGTATACAAAAGAATTAAAGGTAATTCCGCATTGATATTCCAAAGACGGTTGATTTGATTCGTAGTAAACACCTTACGTGGACGAACTGGAATATTGTGACCAATATTCAAATATTGACTGTATGATTTTGAACACCAGTCATTAATAATTGCAAAGGAATATAGTTGATTAAGTAAAGAGCGAACTTTCTTACACGAGGAATAAGAGAGTCCGCTCTTTAGCATGTCAGATATTATATTTTGCAAATCCATATATGTGATTTCGTTGATAGGGCGGTGAGATATTGATGAGACATGATGATAAGCACATTCATATCCTTTCATGGTATGTGAAGAAACGTTTAACGAATGCAACTCTAACTATGATTGATACACATCATCTAATGTATGAACATTGCATAATGCCTCCTTAGCCTCTTGATAAGAGGAATAATAACCAATAATTTTATATGCAACATAGGGGCGTTCATAAGCGCCTTTTAATTTCTCAATTAACTTCATAATAACCTCCATAGAAAGGATAATAATATGTATGTATTTGTATTAGATGAGAATGGTGTCCGCCAAACATCCTATGTAGTAGGACTACATGCTGACACATTAGAAAAAACAGAGAAATTGGCGAAACAAACATATCCAACAAGTACTATTATAAGTGGTGATAGTGAAATGCAATCACAATTCATAAGCGGAAAAGCATATGTTAATGGTGAATTTGTAGATCCACCTATAGTTGAGTATGTTCCAACAAAAGAAGAAAAGATCAATGCTATTAAAGCAGAGTATGAACCTCGCTTTAAAACGCTAGAAGAAGCCCAACGCAGATTACTGCTAATGGGAAAACCTACCACAGCTATTAGCGCACAGTACATTAAATTAAATGGAGAAATGGTAGCGCGTATTAAGGAGGTGCAATAATATGCCTAAATATGTTGGAGAAAGTAAAGTTCCTGTAATGGAATTTTGTGAGTACTGTTGGGAAGTACTCAACGAAGATGGTACGTGTCCTAATGAAGGATGCGTGCACAATGATTTACTCTCTTTAAATAAAAGCGAAGCACAAACGGAAGGAGATTAAATGTGGACATGGCAATTCGAATTGAATGATATTCTAACCACGTTGACTATTGTCAGTATAGTTGCAGGTATAGGGTATAAGGTTCTAGTTATTCCATTGCTCGAAAAGTTGGATTTGCAACGAATGCAAGACAATTTAATGTTTCAGGAAAAAATGGGCGTGCTCACGGATACGCTAAAGGAGTTAAAGGACGAAATTAAATTGTCTCGTGAGCAGCGAACTAAAGCGTACACTGAACACGTTAAATTGACATCTCGTGTCGAGGGTATCGAAGCTCGCGTTGATGATATTAAGGAGGAATTGCATGAACATACCACCAAATCTCATCAGTACAGTTAAAAAATCATATCAATCTGTTAGGGTGGCTAATGTCCACCCTACGGGAATATTTGCTACCAGGGCGCTAGTATTTGTGATGCTAGTGCCTATTTTACTAGTGGTAATCGAATACTGTATGGCATTTGCCAAAGGTTATGTATCAACTGAAGCTAACAAGCTAATCGATGTAGGGATTAACATTATTGACCATATATTTATTCCTAGCGTATTAACAGCCCTTGTGGGGTTCTTGGCGCTTTGGATAGATAAGGACGGTAACGGCGTTCCAGATCAATTAGAAAAGGAGGATAAACGATGAAAGTATTTATTAATCCAGGACACGATATTAACTTAGATAGTGGCGCAGTTAATCCTGTGTATGGTACACGTGAATGCGATGTGGCACGTGATGCGGGCAAAATGTTAGCACGCTATTTAGAAACAGCAGGGTGCGAAGTTCGCACGTTGCAAGATGATGATTTAGGCCTTGTATGTTCTGAGTCTGATTCTTGGGGCGCAGATATATTTGTATCACTCCATTGCAATGCATTTAACACGCAAGCACGAGGTACAGAGACCCTCTATAAGTCCTTTAATGGGCAACGCTTGGCCAATGATATCCAATCACAAATTATCCGAAGCATTAATACAGTAGATAGGGGCGTTAAAAAACGTGATGACCTTTGGGTTCTAAACGGCACAGATGCAACAGCGGTTCTTGTTGAAATGGCTTTTATTGACAATGAAGAAGACCATACTATGCTTACGAATGATTTAGATACTATCGTCCGAGCTATTGCTCGTGGTATTACCGATTACTTGGGAGGGGTATAATGTATGAAAGAATCAAAAGCTTATTTGATCGCACTCGTAACCGCTATATTTTTATCGGTAGTATTGTGTTCCTCGCCTTGCTTTGCATCGGATATATCTTCTACCAACCAAGCGGAGGGCACAATAACGATCCCCTTAACACAGTGGAACGAATTGAAAGCCAACAACGCGAAAGCGTTAAGCTTAATCGAGACATCCAGTATTCCATTGACCGAAGCTCAAAGCTTAGTCATGAAGCAAAAGGAAGAATTGAACGAAGCGCACAATACAATATCGACATTGGAAACCGAATTGATGAAAGCCAAAATGCTATCCATGAAGCAAGAAGTTACCTTGTCAGAAATGCAGAACTCTTTGACCGAATTGAAAGGGCAAATAGACAACGACAAGAGAACAATCAAGCGACTACGAATGCAACGCAACTTATCCCAGGTAGTGGGAGCGGGAGCGATAATCGGAGTGGTAATTCATCGATAGAGAGGTGATCCATATATCTCCTGAGCATGAGCAGGTGGACTCTTGGTAGTATAGTTTTGATAAAACACAAAACAGCCTACTAACCTAGATAATATCTAAGTTAGTAGGCTGTTTTTTATTATTAAAAGTAAAAGAAAATGCTTGATTTTATACTCGATATAGGGTATAATAATATTGTAAGGAGGTGATACAAGTGGACATAATAGAAAAGCTAACAAGCTTAGCAAATGCGCTAACGCCACTGCTACTGGCACTAGCAATACTAAAACTTGTTAGCAAAGAGTAAAAAGCAGGCGGGTGAAAGCCCCGCCACCTTCTCAACATCATTGTAAATCA